TAGCGATTGCACAAATGAGCACTTGGCAATGCAGTCACCTATCGCCAGCGTCGCCAGGGCAGATTGCACAAATGAGCACTTGGCAATGCAGTCGGGTTGCGTGTTGCGGGCGGCATGGTGCGCGGGAGTGTCATTGGCAAAAATTGCACGTTTGCACTAATTGCACACCGGGTTTAAGTCGCTCGCTGTACGCGTCAGTCTATACTACATTCTATATATGTATAATTATGAATATTTTTTAGCTAAACAAGGGTAGAATGTATATAAATGCAATTTAGCAGGAAAACCCCTACAATTCCGGCGAATTCGCCCGATTTGCGCCCTGGCTACGATAGCGATTTTTCTAGTCAATTTTTTATGCAATTTCGCGTTTTTCCGTTGACCACGCTAGAAAATCGTTTACATTGAAATTCCCGATACCGATATGAAAGACAAGCAAATGAAAACCGACCCCGTCCCAACTATCTTATATGTAGGTCGCCGCGAAGCCGTCATTCGCGAGTTCGGCGGACTGGCGCACATCTATCCCGGCAAATATCTGGCGCAATTAGACGGTCCTGCATCATGGGACGCAGATGGATGCAGCACCTTGAAAGACTTACGCGCGTTAATCGCTGAATACAAAGTTATCTATCCCGGTATTCAGATCGGCTGGTTTTGACGCTCTAAGCGCCCCTCACGGGGGGGCGTCATAGAGCGCCAATCAGAGCGCCGAACGCAAAGGACAAACACCATGATTAAGACGGCTCAAGAGATGACAATGGCGCTTAAGCGCGGCAAATTTACCGGCGTCATTCTATATCAAGGCGCAAGCGCGCTTGACGGCGCGCCGATTGTCGTGATCGCCAATCGGATCACGGCCGCCAGCACTAACGCCAAGACTGGCGCAATGATCCAGACTTTTGTGATCCGTTCCGATATTGATCCGTTGACGGCGCTTAAGACCGGCTTCGACGCCAGTGTGTGCGGCGATTGTCAACATCGCCCTGCGAATAGCGGCTCTTGCTATGTTAACGTCGGCCGTTCCGTCATGTCCGTTTACGGCGCTTTCAAGCGCGGCCGTTACGCGCGCCCTGGCGTCGACTTTGATCCTGCGATCATTCCCGCGCTTTTCGCCGGACTGGCGTTCCGCATTGGAACCTACGGTGATCCTACCGCCGCCCCGTTCCAGACTTGGCGTCGCGCTACCGTCAACGCCAGCGCGATCAATGGCTACAGTCATCAATGGCGCAATCCTAAATTTGCCGCGTTCAAGCTCTTGTGCATGGCGTCGGCCGATAGCACGGCCGATCACGCGGCCGCCCACGCTATGGGCTGGCGTACATTTCGCGTCAAGACGGCCGACGCGCCGCGCTTGGCTGGCGAAGTGTCATGCCCTGCGTCAAAAGAGGCTGGCGCCCGTACCAACTGCGCCTCTTGCCGCGCTTGTGGCGGCACAAGCGCCAAGGCCAAGGCGTCAATGGTTATCAATGCCCACGGCGCGACGGCACGGCGCTTCGCTAACGCGTGACGCGCGAACATGGCGCTTGTCAACGCAAGCGCCATGATGTAAAACAATCTCCTGCAATAGAAGGAACCCACACCATGCAATCCTACATTGATCGCGCCGCGCGCCTCTCTTGCCAGTCCTACCATTCCGCCGCGTATATCGCTGACTGGAACAAGCTTGAAGATGAATTGATCGCGCTACCCCGCGCGATGCAGCACGAGCTTGTGGACCTGGCGATTAGCATCGTTCCCATGACGGGCGCCGCGATGGTCATCACCTCAATGCTACAGTTCGAAGAACTGACTTGCGATGACGCTGCTTAACCCTAACAATAAAGGATAACGCCATGAATAATCCCGGTTTCTACGTTTATCAAGGCTCATCCGGCGACTGGTACATTGACTGCCTGACAAGCACGCGCGAACGCATTGGGCTCGACCTGATTCGCAAAACCGATGGTGTATGGTCAACCAAACAAGCGGCGTTCGATGCCCTAGACGTGGCGCTTAACGTCATGACGCCAGGCGAGGCCGCGTACCGCGAAGACGTGCGCAGGCGCCCGGCTTACGACAAGGGCGAACCCCGCCGGTCGTGGGCGCAACTTGACGCCCACATCAAGGCGTCATGGGAGCGCGACCCGACGCCCCGCGAATGGAACGCCCCGGCGTTAACCTAATCTTAACCGGCGCGCGCTACAGTTAGCGCGCGTCATCCCGACGCCTTGGGGGCCACACCATGCGCGTAACACCTATCCTGCCTATCACGCCACCCGCCCGCACCCCGCTACGGCGCCCGCCGCCCGCACCACAGAAGGAACCGCACCATGATCGCGATAATCGAAGCAATCCTGACAATCACCGGCCTAGCCATCGCAGGGGCGATGATCGCCCTGGCCTTTATATAGATATCGAGGTCTGACAATGGCTAAGCGCAAGAAATCCATCGCCGACCCGCACGGTGACCAGAAACCCTACCCCAAGCTCGCCGGGCTCGACCGCTACAGGCGCAATCCCGACGCCGACCGCCGCGCCTACGGCCAAGCCGTCATGGCCGCCATCCGCGCGCTACAGGCCCGCGAACTGGCGCGCGAGCTACCATCGCACCCCTGCCCCTGCGCGTCCGGCGTATGGGCGAGCGATGGGCAGGACATCCTGCGCGCGGTGCGCGCTCAGAATCGGAGGGGCTAAAATGACATCTGAGATTCTTACGACCATCGAAGCGGCTCAATATGTCCGTCTTGGAAAAGCTACACTCGAACGCTTCCGCGTGACAGGCGAGGGTCCAGCGTATTGCAAGTTAGGTGGAGCAGTCCGCTATCGGCGGTGCGATTTGGACGAGTGGCTTAAGACCCGCTTGATTAGCTCCACAAGCGACCAACGCTAAAGGGGTGAACCTATGATAACCACAACCCAAATCCATGATGACCGTACCCGGACGGTGTCCTACTACGGGCGCGTCTTGGGCGTGTACGCGCCAGTCACCTATTGCCGTTCAAAAGCACGGGCCTGGAGATGCGTGACCGTTCTGGGCGCGCTGGGCTACGCCCGCAACGAGCGCGACGCGCGCGCATGGCTCATGGAGATGGTGCCATGAGCTACTTTGAAGAGCTGACCGCCCACTACAAGGCTGTGCGCGCCAGGCTGGACGGGCGACCCGCCCCGCCCGCCCTGCTTTGGGTGCAACCGCAGGCGCCCGACCCTGCGCCCGTCGCGCCGCCGCCTGCGCCCGAACCGCTGGCGCTACCATCGCCGCCGCCCGACCTGCTACCGGGCGCGATGTGCTCGCCCGACACGAAGGCGGTCATCCTGCCCGTGCTATACAAACATGGGCTAACCTGGCCCGACCTGATCGCGCGCAACAACCGCATGGCGCACGTCAACGCCCGCGCTGAGATCTACGTTCTACTGCGCGAGCGCAAGTGGTCCTACCTACAGATCGCCAAGTTAGTCTCGCGTGACCACACCACCGTCATCAATTCCGTCCAACGCTACCATGCAAGAAAGGTTACGAAATGAACACGCAGGACATTCTATCCGACCGCGAGCAGACCCACGGCGCGTTCCGCGAAGTCGCGGGCTACTCGCAAGCCATCAAGACCTTGATGCGCTCATCGCGCAACTGGCAACGGCTGGACGTGGCGCAGGCGCAGGCGCTGGAGGTTGTCGCCGACAAGGTGGCGCGCATCCTGTGCGGCGACCCTAGCTATCTGGACCACTGGCAAGACGGCGCAGGCTACTTCGAACTCGTGGTGCGCGACCTGGCCGACGCCCGCAAGCTGCCCCGCGCGACCATGCCCAACCGGCCAGACGACGAGCCGCTGGACGTGCCCGCCTTCCTGACTGAGGGCAAACCATGATGCTGCAATTGAACCCGACCATGCCCCTCACCACGCCGCTAGGGCGGGCGCTGGCGCACTTCCTGATCGACAACGGCGACGAACACCACCTGCTATGGGTGTGCATCCAAGACGACACTGGCGAGATATGGGTCTGGCCTAACCCTGACGTGCGCGGGCGCCCTAACCCAACAATGGGGAGGAAGATAAATGGTGTTTGAGGCACTAGAGTTTATCGTAAAATGCGGCCTCGTCATCGGTCTAATTGACGCTGTGGTTCGCATAGCCAGAGGGAGCAAATGAGATGACTGATGATCTTGTGAAGCGGCTGCGCGATCAAACCATCTTAGAGCGATTTGAAAATGGGTATGTCAGCCAAATTCGAAATCCAGACGGACCAGAAGCGGCCATCCGCATCGAGAAGCTGGAAGAGGCGCTGCGGGATGTCATCGACAATTTTTTCGACAGCACTCGCATCTGCGACATCGCCCGCAAAGCACTAGACGCAGAATAATCCTTTACACCATCGCGCTGCCGTGCGATGGTCCACCGTCAACCAGGGGAGCCTAGCATGTCATTCCAGATCGACGTAAACGAACACGATGCGGTCACATATGTGAAGATCCAGATCGCAGGCAAGGCCATTCATGAGGCGGCCATGCTTGCTTACTATTGCGAGGGCCGTAAGCAGGCCATGTTCCACGACGAGATGGAACGCGAGATTGGCGCGCTGCTTGACATCTTACAGATCGACGAGCGCGCCACCGCCAACGCGATTGACGAGGCGACTGAACGATACCAGTATCAGATCGAGAACCTGCGGGCGGCGCTGCGCGTGATCGAAGACATTCCGCCCCGCGAGATTGAAAGCGCGTGGTCCGTCGCTACCCGTGCGCTGCGCGATGATGATGAGTCTGCGGCAAGGCCGCTAAAATAATCTGGCGATGCGCCGGATCGCTGGGGCGTCCGCCCCGGCGTAGATTGCGAGGTGTCTAGTAGCCTAGTTCTAGTGTTTGTCCTAAACGCAACTTGCCCCCGGTCGCT